CTACCTTCCCATATACCGCGCCCGCCGCGCCCCGCGTTCCAACGGTAAGTGATACCCAATCAGACAGAACTGATCCAGCGCGAACAGCACCACCGAGCCTAGTTGTTCGCCCGCCGCCATCCGCTGCTCCTGGCTCCACGGCGTCGTGTACTCGCCGATGCCCACCAGGTGGCTGCTCTGCGATCGTCCAAATCCCAACTGCATCGGCAATTCAATGGACGCCAGCGCTTTGTTGAGATCGCGATCTCCCGTATACGTGAAGTTCTCCGTCTTCAACGAATCCAGGCTCGCTGGCGTCCAGTGCGCGTGCGGAAAGTTCACCAGACGGTTCAACGCCGTATCGTTCACATCCGGCGGATACAGCACTTCAAACCGCGCGTCTGCGTGCGTCTGCCGGACGCTCGTCATCACCGCGTCTGTAAATTCTCCGATTAACTCCGGCAGGAAAGCGCATTCGTCCGCATATCCACTGGGATCGGCGTTCTGGCTGACAATCGTCGCCATCGGCCTCCCGTACCGCGATTGAAACGTGCTCGTCGTGTAGCTGTCGTAGAAGGGCATCCCGGAGGCGGCCGCGAAATACCACCACTGCACTTCGCCGAGCTGCAGGTACGGCCGTACACCGGCGCTCACCATCAAGTCCGCCATCTCACCATGAACCGCTTGCCAGAAGGCCGTGCTCTCGGGGCCGAAGTTGGTCTGTAGCGCCGGCGTGTTCAGCCAAACCGCGTCGCCATTCGGGTAGCGTTGCGCCAGGTTCGCTTGCGGCGTATCGTCTCCGTGCTGCAATTCCATGCTGAACGACGCCGTCACATCGATCCCATAACCCTTCATCGCCTGCAGGAATGCCCCGTTCCAGTCGCGTGACGCGCGATTCAGCTTCACTGCCGCCGCCGTGTCCGTCCGCCATGTCCCGTCGATTCCGCCCGCCAGTGTGCCGCCGCTGGCCGTTGCCGTGAACACTGTGCTGTTTGTATTCACGCTGATTCCCTGCGCGTTGCCGGCCACCCCCATCAGCCGCGACGTGATCGTCAGCACCGCGCCGGCCGCTTGCGCCCACACCCCGGTGGACCCCGCGTTGATCAATAGCGCGATGCACGTGGCGATGCTCGCCGCCGTGTCGCCGATCAGGTTCAGGTGTACGATCGGCGTCGGTCCCAGCGACACTTGCGTCGTCTTGCCGAATTCAGGTTGGCCTGAAAACGTGATCGTCCCGCTCGCGTAACTGTGTCCTTGCCGCACCAGTTCGTAGAACCACAACGCTCCGGCGTAGTGGTTCGCCCTGCCGCTGAATCCCAGCTTCTGGATCAGCCACGCGGTTCGCTCCGCCGCCAGGGCCAGCGAATGGTCCGTATCCCAGTCGGTTGCCAGTGTCGTCTGTGCCACCGGCGCGAAGTCCGGCAGCGTGGCGCTTGCATAGGCGAACTCCAGAAAATCGAAATAGACCAGCGTCCCCGCCGCTCCAGTGTGGGTGATCTTTACCGTGTGCGGCGTCTGGCCGCGTAGCGCTGCGATCGGCACCCGCACCAGCACATCCTCCGCCGCTTTCGCCAGCACTACCGTCAGCGGAGCGCCTCCATCCACCTGCACCACCACCTGGCCGCCGTTGTCCAAAAGGCGCGTCCCCAGATACAACTCATGATCGCCATTCGCCGAGTAAGTGCAACTTACTTGTGCGCCCGGCGCGTTTGTCCACTGGATGGACCCCCCCGAGTAATTCCCCCGATCCTGGGTCCACTGCCCTCCGTAAGTCACCGCCGCAGAGTCGTCCTCTATGCGATAACTTCCCGTTCCTGCAACCGAATACTGCAGCTTAGTCCCCGTCACACTCCAGTTCGTCACCGCCACAGCGAACTCGCTGCGCGCAAAGTTGCCGCCCTGCAGATCCGCCGCCCACGTCCACCGCATCTTCCGCACACTCGTGGTCGGTACCGGCGCGCCTGTCACATCGTGCAGCGCGGAAAAGTCCAGAGCCATGCTCCACTGCCCGGGCGATACCCCGCCGGCAAAAATCGCCGCTGCCGGCGCCCACCCTTCAGTCCCCGCTCCCTGTACCGTCCCGTATACGCCGATCCGGTTTCCGTTCGACCCCGGCGCGTTGTGGTAGGTCAGCACAATCTGCGCGCCGCTAGCCACCGCGCTCACCGCTCCCGTGGCCTGATTCGCCGTGATCGCCGCTGCTAGAAACCCCGCCGCCGTCGCCAGCGTGTCCGTTCCCACCAGCCGGTAGTTGAAGTGTTGATCCAGCCACGCCAGTTCGATGTAATCGCCCGCTGTCGCCGTCCCCTGTAACTCGAATTGCACCGTTGCATCCGTGTATCCGCCTACTGCGGTCGCATAGTTCTTCAGCGGAACCTGGTATAACGTTTCCGTAACGCCCGATTCCGCCCATACCCTCAGATACGGCCAGTCCACCGTCGGATACAGCGTCGAGTCCAATGGGATGCAATTCGTGCGCGCTTCTTCATAGCTCAGGTGCAAACCGCTCAAGTCGCCGTCCGGCAGATTGCGCAGCGCCGGGTATTCGAATACATTGTCCCGATTCCACTCCAGCACCGCCCAGTCCGATTGCTGCCGCCAGCATCCTGAAACCGTGAACCCGCTGGCCGACGCGCCGCTCAGCGCAGCCACCGCCGAGGGCCGTTCGAAGTAACACTGCATATCCCGGTCCGGACGTAGTTTGGTAAGTTGTTCCGCCATTAGAGTCGCATCAGCACCGTCAGGTTCGCCCCCGGATAGGTCTGCCCCACCGAAAGCACCGACAGCGTCACCTTTGCCCCCGCCGCCAGCGGCCCCGTGATTTTCCCGTCCGCTACCGTCGAGATCGTTGTGCCTGCCGGAATCGATAGCGTGCAATAGGGCGCGCCGTTCACGTCCACTTCAAGGTTCACTACCGCATCCGCCACACTCCCCAGCACCGCGAAGACGTCCCGCACCGAGTGCGCCGCTTCCACCACTAATGCCGGAGCCACCGCGGTTTCCACTGCCAGGTACCCGTCCACCTGTATCGAGTACTGGCCTCCTGAAAGCGTTCGCAACCCTTGGTCCACAGAACTTGTCAGGCAGATGCTCCTCACCGCACTGTTGCCGCGGATATTCGTCACGAACAACTCCGCGCTCGCCACTCGCCCATCGGCCAACGCCACCGCCTGGCTCCAACTCCCGCTGTACGGACTCCCGAAGAAGTTCGCCGGGAATGCCGCGATTGCCGTCTGTGTCTTTAGCGAGTACACCCGCGCCCCGCTCTGAATCGGCCAAGGCGCATTCGAGTCGCTCGCCGAACATGCCACCGCGGCCTGCACCGCCGCGCGCGGCGTCAGCGTCACCGTATTCGCTGTCGCCGTCGCCGTCGCATTCACATCCGCCGCCGCTGTGATCAGCGCCGCCAACGCCGTCGCGATATCGTTGCTCCCATCCGCCGCCAGTTGCACCCGTGTATAAGTGCTCGTTCCAATCGTGATCGTGTGCGCGTATCCCGTGCCGAAAGAGTTGTAGAACCCGAATGTCACTGTGCTGGCCGCCGCCAAATGCGCCGCCACCGTCGATCCATGCGCCCCGCGCGTCACCTGGTACCGCGTCCCGGCCAACTGCACCGCCGTGACCAGCATCACTTCGCTGCCCACCTGGCAGTAATCCCCGGCCGCCGCCGAACTCGCCGCCGTCAAATCCATCTGCGTGGCCGCCGCCGTCATATCCGTCGCCAGCCCCAGCGCCGGCAACCCGCTCAGCTCGTCCCAGTAGTGCATCGTCAGCGTGGCCGCGGTTATCGTCGTCGTGTTAGTCAGATCGGTGAACGACACTCCGCTCAATTCCACCGTGCCGCCACTCTGTCCCGCTCCCAACCCGAAGTACGGCTCCCCTGGAATGTCCGCGTCGCTCGTGCCGCTGCCGCCAATTTGCCACCGCGTCACCGTCGATAGCTCGGCCGCGCACTCCAGGTCGTTCACGTTGGCCGCCCGCCCGCACACCTGCACCGTCTCGCCGCCCCGGTTCGGCACCACGAATTGCACCGGACTGCTTTTTGCCAGCGCTCCAAACTGCCATCCCGTCTCCGCCACCACGAAGAAACTGCTCGCATCCGGCACCACCGTCCAGCCCGTCGCTATCGAGAGCGTCGTCGCCGTATTGCCCGTGATCGCCCGCTCTTCCCCCGCCCCCAGCCCCCTGGTAATCCGCACGATCATGTTCAGGTACCGGTTTGCCGTCATGTGCAGCCCATCGTTCCCCACCGTCGCCGCACTGTGTATCGTCACCGCGCTCTCCGATTGCAGCTCCATCCGCCAGTAGAAGTTCGCGTGGTCGAAGTTGGGGTCCGGCGGCGCGATCAACTGCTTGTTGAATCCCGTATCCGTGAACTGCCCCGCAATCGCCTGGTTGGAAGCGATCCGGAATAGTTGCGCCGGCGTACTCCCGCGATAGACGTCGAAGCTCACCGTGTCTGGTGAAAAGCTCAGGCCGCTCAGCGTCACGCTGCTCCCGTCGCTTAATGTGATCGCGCGGACAATGAAAGAGAGCTGCCCCTCGTTCCCCGTTCCGTCCACCCCGGACACCGCGTAGTAAAGCGCCTCGCCGCTGGTCAGCGTACCGCCCGTCCCCAGCGTCGCCGCCAAGCTCAACAGCGGGATTCCCGGCCCCGCCGTCGCGGCGACGGCTGGCACCTCGAACCCCACCCGCAGGTTCGTCTGCACCGTGCCGTCGCCTGCCGTGGTGGTCGACTCCTCGATTCCGAACTGAATGTTGCCCTCTGCATCCAGAACAGTGCCGAGTAACGGATTGGGAACGCCGATGCCGGCGCCCCCCTGGCGCCGGCCGCCGCTTGCCGACGTTACCTGTCCGTTGCTGTCGGCGTACCACGCATCGTCATGGATCTGCCCCGTAATCGTGGAGGTGCGGTGGTTCGCCCCTGGCGCGATCTTCAACACCCGGAAGACCTGCCGGTCGAACCCCTCCTTCAGATACGTGACCGTGATCAAGTCTCCCGGCCGAATCCCGAACGACCTCACACTCGTCTCGAACTCCACGTATGTGTTGCCGCGGACGGAGCGGTCCAGGTTCAGTTTCAATATCCTCGCCGCCTGGTCGAAGTTCGGAATCCCCAACGCCGCCAGCGTCTGCGTCACTTCCTGCCCGCACCGCGCCACGTCGTCGGCGTCCACCAGCGAAAAACTATCCTGCTGGTATTCGTTCAGCGAATCTTGAAACTCCACCGCGAACAGGTTGGGCGTGTCCGCAATCGTGCGCGTATACACCCGAAAACTCGGCTCGCCGGACGCCTTCCGCATCAGACCCGAAATCCCGTTGCTCCCATCGCCGAATTCGTAGCTCGGCCACCCGCCTTCCAGCGATTCCGCACTGTTGGACCACGCCGGCTTGGCCGGCAGTTCCAGAGCCAGCGAGTTTTCCACCTGCAGTTGCAGCGCCCCGTTTGTTCCGTACGTCAACATCAGTCTCGATGAGTTGCGCACCCCTCTCACCAGGTCGCCCGCCGCCCTGCGCGTCTGCAACACCAGGTTGCATTGGAATCGCGCTAACTGAATCGCGTTGCCATAAAGGTCCAGCGTCGCAATCTGTTCATCGCAGTACGCCGCTGCCGTCGCGAAACTGGTCACGTCGATTTCCGTCAGGCTCCAGCCCGCCCGCCTCAGGATATCCAGCAGCACCCATGCCGTGTTGTTCGTGAACTGATCGCTGATGTAAGTCCCGTCCGCTCCATATACCGGTAGTTTCAGCCCCTGCACCAACACCGTCACCTTGGGCAGCGTCGTTCCGTTGTTGATCCGGTTCGGTACCACTACCGAAAGGTACGCCATGCTGCCGTACGGATCGCCCGCCGGCTGTCCGCTGCCATCCAGAAAGTTGTTGTCGAAGGCGCCCGATCGCGTGCCCAGCGTCACAATGTTGTACCACCCGCTCCCCGTCATGTTGGTGCCCGATACCCCCGCTGGTATCTCGATATCGTTCACCAGAACCGTTACCACTCCCTGCATCTCGCCCAACCCCAGCAGCACTTCCATCCGCGTCAGGTTGCCGTCGTTGCGACCGAACACCACCGGCGCCGTATACCACGCCGTGCCGTAAATCATCGGTACGAAATCGTTGTATTGCGCGGTACTCACCGAGACCGCCGATGTCTGCGAGGTCTTGGCTCCGTACGCCCTCACCGATATCGCTGGCGGTACAAACTCGATGCCCCCGAAGTTGGCCCACATCCCCCGCGCCTGGCAGTCCGTCCGCGTGTACCCGCACCCCGTAAACGGCACGCTGCCGTTCAACGTCCCCGTTCCGCCCGTCACCCCCGGCGAGTAGCCGCACCGGTAATACCGCGAGTACTTCCCGCTTGCGCCCCCATCCACCGCTTCCGTGCACTGCGCCGCGTTGCTCGGAAAATCCCACGGGCACAGCCGCTGGATACGCACCTGCGGCATCGACAGTCGCTGCAGGTTCATCCGATTCGTCGCCGTGATGCGGAACGTCGCTTCCCGAATCTCGTCCGGCGGGTTGCAGATCCCCTGGAAGATCACCGTTCGGTCCGTCAGCGGCACAGCGTTCCGCAAATCGTAAAACACCAGCCCCGCCGTTAGCCGCGCGCCCTTCCACCCTGTCTCGCGTTCGATCTCCGAACAGTGCGAATCCGCGTTCGCCAGTGTCAGCGATATCCGCGGCACACCGTCCACCCCTTGGTCCGACGATGCCTGCAGCTCGAATACATTGTGCCCCAGCACTCGCGCGCTGTACCCAACTCCCCCTACCGACACCGCGTGCGTGCTCCAGTGTTCCGCCGTTCCATCGGCCAGCACGCAATCGAACAGCAATAGCGGCGTGTCTGTGACGGCTTGCTCCTTCAGCTCAAAGATGGTTTGCATACGTGATCTTTACCTTGCAGGAATGGCGATTCACGTCCGTGCTCGTGATCGTCAGCACATCGTCGCCCAGGTGCGCCCCTTCGTAGACTCCTCCCACCGTGCTGGCCTTGTAGCCCGAAGCCGAAGCCTGCGCTTCCACTTGCAGCCCGTACACTTCCACTACATCGCCCGCCCCCACCTCGATCCCGAATCGCACCGATGGGGCCTGCGCGTCTCCGTTGGACGTCCAGGCTATCCGCGTCCACTCGTTCGTCACCACCCGTTGCACCGCCAGGCTGCCCGCCGTCAACCCCACGCTGGTCGCCGTCGCCGCCCGCACGTAGGCGCTCAGGCAGTATTGGTACCCTCCAGGCACCGCCAGCGTCTGGCCTACCCCTTGCCCCGCCGCCCCGCCGTTGCTCAACTGCCACCCGAGCGTGCCTCCCTCGGGATCCGCCATCCCTCCCGTCAGGCCGAGTAGCGGGTCTATTTGCCAAACCGCTTCGGTCAGTTGGTCGCTCCAGGCCAGTAGATTGCCTGCCGGATCCACGAACGTGAAACTGTTCAGCGTGCCTTCCACCGCCGCGAAGAATCCCAATAGCGCCGTCGCCTCCGTGTCGCTCAGGTCCGCGTATGTCAACACCCATTCCGTCACCGCACCCGGCGGGTCCGCCAGCTTGATCGTGCTGCCGTCTGGGGCCTGATTCACCACCGTCCGCGCCCGCCGGTTCTTCTGCACCGGGAACTGGCTCAGCGCCCCGGTTTCGAGTTGTGGATATATCGCCATGGAATTCAAACGTTCTTTACTACGGTGAGCTTCGTGCTCCCCCGCATTTCCGCCACCGTCGTCAATGCCAGCTCGTCCGCCGCCACGCTGCAGTTCTCGTACACCTGCCCATCCCATGGGTCCGTGAATGTGAAACTGCCGTATGCTCCCTGACTGGCCAGAAGGAACTCCTCCACCGCCGCCAGTTCCCCGTCGTCCAGTTCGCTGAGCTGGATATCCCACTGCAGCCGTGGGCCCGCCGAATCGCGGTAGCGCTGTTCGCTGCCATCTACGAAACGCACCGTCTGGTTCTGGTACTGCACACGTCGCGCCAACGGATACTGCGCGATCGCCGTGGTTTTCAATTTAGGGAAGTCTGCCATATCAAAGGTCGTTTACCACGTCGTTGATCGAGTTCAGATTGAGCATCGCGTCCCGCACTGCCGCCGCGATATCGCTGCTCCGGTCCATAAAGGACCTCGCATCCATGGCCTGCACGTTGACCGTGATCTGCGGCGCCGCTCCACTCCCAGACCCATTCGCCGTGCCGCTCGACCCGCCATTCGTCCCCCCGCTTGTCGTCCCGTTCGTTCCCGCGCTCGTTCCCGAGGCTGCGTCGCTCCGCGCCATTCCCATCTGGTCGTAATTCATCCCGGTCACTTGCCCCTGGCTCTCTGCCGCCTGGAACTCTACCGCCGCCGGCATCGCGTATTTCACCAGCGGCGCGGGTGTGGAGCTGTCTCCGCCCCCGAAAATACCCAACAGCCCGGCGATCAACGCCGGCAGCCCGAAACCGGATTCCAGTACCGTGCTTGCCACCGATCCTCCAGTCCCACTGCTGCTCGACCCCGCCGATGTTCCAGCCGGCGCCGATGTCCCAGCCTGCGTCGATGCCCCGGTCTGCGTCGCCGTTCCAGCCTGCGCCTGGTTCGCCACCACCGCCGCCGCTGCCGGGCTTATGCTCTGCTGTTCACTAACCTGCGCCGCCACGTCGGCCAGCATCGCGGTCGTGTCCCCCAGGGCCGACATCTGCTGCCCCGAAACCGCCAGGAAACTCTGATACAGCTCTTCTTGTGTCCCGCTCGCCATCGTCATCTCCCTCAGTTCGTTGTGGGATAAGGCTCCGCCTTGTCCATCCGAGCGTTAGCTCGGACATGCTTAGGTGGGGCAGGCTTCAGCCTGCCAATCCGAGCGCAGCTCGGACACTGCTTAGGTGGGATAAGTCTCCGCCTTGTTCATCCGAGCGCAGCTCGGACTACCGCCTCTCCCGTGCCCCCTCCCCGTCTCTCCTCATTTCCGACGTCAACGCCTGCTCCAGTATCAGGAATCCCTCCACTTGCCGCGCGCTCAACTCCCCGAACTCCATCCCACCGAGCCGTCGCCGCACCAGGAACTCCTCCACCAGTCCTTCGCTTTCCGCCGTGATGTAAGACTTGGGACAGCTCTCCGTTGCCACCGTCTTTCGCGCCCACACCGGCGCCGCTCTGCCATCCGGTGGCAACCCCAGCCACCCGCACCGCCGCCGCTGCTCCAGGCCGCTCCTCCGGCATGCGTCGCACTTCCAGCCGGCCTGGTTGGAAAACTGAAAATGGAAGGCGACTAGCAGTTTTTTCGTTCTTCTTCGTTTAACCCCGTCTCTCTCCGCACCAATGCCAGAGCCTCCCGGAATAACTCCTCCGGCCCGGCCTCCGCCAACAGTTCCGGGCCCGCGATAGTCCCATCCACCGCCAGCCCCGCGACTGCCTTCACGCCCCACATCACATACAGCCGTTCGATTTCAGCCCGCAGCAGCGCCGAGTCCATCTTCTCGCCCACCTCTCCGCTGGCCGCCAGGAACTCCGTCCTCCGTGCCAGTTCCCGCACCCGCTGCATCAGTTCCACTCGCCGCCCGAAGGACATCTTCGCCACTCTCAACGTCACCCCGGGCGTCGTCCGCGATTTCACCTCCACTTCGCTCGCGTAACTCCCCCCGTCCGCACCTTCCGTCTTACGCGAATGCCACGGAAATTTCATCGTCCACCGTCCCCTGTGCCCGCGATGCCCGGAAACGCCACTGCAGCCGGTTTAGCGAGTCGTCGAACTCCGGCACTTCCGGCACCACGCTCTTCAGATACACGCCCATCAACTGCCCCTCGGTCGCGCCCAGTTGGAACATCACGCTGATCGGCGATTGCTGCTTCGCCGCTTGGTACAACTCCGCCGTCGCACTGTCGTCCATCGAGAATAGGTCGAATGCCGCCGTCACCGTGCGCTCTCCCGCTGAGATCGCCCGCACCCCGGAGCATGCCCCGCTTACGCCGAATTCCCGGTCTCGCGCGTCCAGTGCGTTCTTCACCGTGATCGTCGCCGCCGTGATCGTGCAGAACTGCGACGGCCCCGTCCCCAACCACGCCTGCCCCATGTTCCCCGGCACAATCGAGTAATCGAACCCCGCCACCGCTGGCTCCGCCGGAAAGCTTTGCAATTGCGCCGCGCCGGCCTGGAAACTCGCGCTGTCCACTACATCCTGCGCCAGCCCCTTGAAGTGGATTTCGTGGTAGTCCCCATTCAACACGATGTCCATCTGGTCTACCCCCGCTCCGCTCAGCAACCGCTGCACCGCCGTCGCCGGACTCCAGTAGTCGAAGATGCTCACGCTCGGCAGCGCCGTCGCCGTGCTGTACGTCACCGCCGCCGTGATCGCTGCCCCGTTCGCGGGCGTTACCGTGAACGGCGCGTTCAGTTGGATCGTCACCGCATCCACAATCCCCGTCACGAAACGGATCTCGCCCCCGGAGCACACTGCCTGGCTCGCCGCCAGCCCGTGCGCCGCGCCGAATCCCACTCGCCCCGTCGACGTGCTCGATGCCACTATCGCCCCTGCAAATTTCGCCGGACTCCCGCCCATCGCCGCCTGAAATAGCGGGCCGTATCCCGGCCCTGCCGTAGTCTTGTCCCAGCTCGTCAGGTACGTTTGTAACGTGAAATCCGTGCGCCGCCTTACTCCGGCAGGCACTCCCGCGAACGTGCGGCTCCCCGTCTTGTCTTTCCGCGCCCCTGTCGCCACCGTCTGCTGGATTCCCAGCTTGACCGCCGGCATCCGGCTCGCCGCCGTGATCGATCCCACACTTCCATACCCACTCTCCAACGCCGTGTAGAATCGATTCGCGTTGGACGAAACATATGAAGGCATACTAGCTCCTGTTCACTCCGATCTGAAAAGTGACCTTCGCCACCTGTATGAAATTCTTCCCACCCTGCTTCACCGGACCGAAAGCCACCTCGTATCCGCCGGCGTAGTACATCCCGTCCCCCCAATCGCCCCGGTTCCCGTCCAGCATCTGCATCGTCGCGTCCACGTAGGCCTCTAGAAGGCCCTCAATCCCATCCAACCGGTCCTGCGATTGCTGCACCTCAATCGCCATCTGCACCTGCCCCGAGAAGGTCTGGAACTTCTGCTTCAGGCTGTTGACGATCTTTTCGCAGTACACGTTCACTGCCGGGTACTTCACTCCCAGCGCACGCTCCGATAAGGCCGCCGCCACATTTTGCGTCCGCACCTGTGAAGACGCCACCAGGGTGTCGAACCCTGTCTCCCCTTGCGTCAGCGCCCCCAGGGCCGCGCTCACTCCGCTCGGCCCCGTGATCCGCTGCACTACTTTGGCCGTCGCCGCGCTTCCAAGTTTGCCTGTCATCAGCCCCTCTGTATCGTCCGCGGCACCGCTAACCGGTAGGTCGCCTTTTGCCCGCTGCCCGCCAGCAGTCCCGTTGTCGACAACGTGTCCGCCTGTACCCAGGTCTGCGCCGCCGCCAACGCCGTCGAGTTTTGTCTCGTCATCGTCGTCGCGCTCATCCCGCAGTACACGTTCCATCCTTTGACATTCGGCGGCGCCGCTGTCTGTACCGTGAATGTGCTCCCCGACACCTGGATTACCGCCGGTATCGAGCTCGCACCCTCCTCACTCTTCGCATTCGTCCACGACACCGCCACGTAGTAGCTGCCGTCTGCCAACCCGCCCGCCGTCGCGCTCATCACTGGCGTGGACGCCTGCCCTACCGGGTCCATTACAATCCCCAGCCCGCCCTGCAGCACCTTGTTGTACGCCCACTTCACCATCTCGTGGTATTCGTCCCGCTTCCCCCCATACCGGTCGTTCAGTTGGCTGTTGTATGCGTCCCCATACACCATTTCCAGCGCCCGGAATGTGTGCCACAGCTTCAGCGGCGGCGTCACCGCCACCTGCCGGATCGCCGGTGCCCCAATCTGCCCGCCCTCGATTCCGGCCACGTCGTAGATCCCCCCCGGCGTCCTCATCTGCTCCAGTAGTCCCGCAATCTCCACCGATAGCTCCTCCTGCGCCAACGCCAGCTTCCGTGTCACGTCGATGCCCTCCACCGTCGCCACGTTCAGTATCTGCGTGTCGTGTGCCCTCAGGTCTTCGATGCTCGTAACCCCGCCGTCCGTGAACAGTGCCATTGTGTGCCGCCTACTCCTTGGTACCCCGCGCCTCACTCCGTAGCCGGTCCAGATCCGTCGTCGATAACACCGTTAACTGGACCCTCGCCGCCGCCGCCTCCCGCTCCGCCGCTCGCTTGCCCTCCAACTGCGCCTCGCGATGCACCTTTGTCTCATCCTTCGACGCCAGACGGACCTGCCCTTCCACTAACATCTTGGCCGCCAGCCGGCGCGGCACCTCCGTCTTCCTCCCGCCCTTGCCCCCGTCCGGCGTATCCACGCTCACCACCAAAGGAAACTCATCCGCAATCTTCGTTTCCGTCTCGCGAATCTTCTGGTAATACTGCTGCAAATCCATATGTCTTCCTCTTCTCCTCTTACTTCCGTGGCATCGGACCCCGGCATCCCGCCCCCTTCAGGGGCGGGATGCCGTCTCACTCCCTAAGTGTTCACCTGCACACCCGATGTGTTCCGCAGCACCGCGCAGCCGTACAGCACGTCCACCGTGAACTGTTGCGCCAGCGTGTTCGGCTGGTAACTCATCACCACGCGCATCCCGAAGTTGCCCAACTCCGCATACTCCGCGATGGCGCCCGTCCCCGGCAACGGCTGCGGCAGCCGCCGTACCACCAGCCCAATGGCGTCCTTCGTGAACGCCATATTGTGCGTCGTCACCGGACTGCTGCCCGTCTTCTGCACGAACTGCGACCGGAATACGAAGAAGTCCTTGATCTTTCCGATCGTGCCGTCGATCAACGACCGCAGGCCCGCTTCGCCCGCCGACTGGAATTCGCTGAAACGCGCAATCTGCCGCCATGCCGAATAGGTCGCCGCGTCAACTACGATGAACTTCTGTTCGCTCGGCCCCACCTTCGCCAAAAACAGCGCCGTCTCCGCCGCCTCGATTGTCCCTTCCACGATCGGCGTGCCCCCGGTCCCCACCGCCGCGTTGGCCGTGAAGCCCGCGTACAGCCCCAGTAGATCGCTTTCGATCTTCTGCGCGATCGCCGCCACCGCCGGCTCCATGTAGAGCCTCAGCAGGTCCGGCACCGCCAGCACCTTGGTCACATCCGGTATCTGGAATGTCGCTTCCGCGTGCGTGTTCAGCACGATCTGCGCGTTTCCCAGACTCGGATTCTGCGTCTGTACCGTTCCGCCCTCAGCGATGTTGTTTGCCACCATCACCGGCGGAATCGGAATGTTTACCGTGTCGCCGGCCTGCGCCAGCACCGGCTCGTAATCGCGATTCACCAGGTTCCCCATCACGAGGTTCCCGATCAGCACCGGCAACGCGTCTACCGCCACCAGTTTCACAATTGCATTCGCGACGTTACTTGAAGTAATAGCTGCCATTCGTTCTCTCCCTCAAATCTTTCGTTTCTTAACTACACCCACGCCGCGGAGTTTTCCGCCTGCCGCGGGCCCCTTCACATCCCCTTTAGGGTCTGCGACGCCACGCGCACGATTTCCTCTCGTACCCGCTGCATTTCCTCGGCGCTCATCCCAGGACGTATCCGCTCCAGGTCCACCGTATCCCGGCCCCCAGCCGGAGCTTTCAGGGTGGCCGTCATCCCCGTGCCCCCGGCAATCCGCGCCGGGAGAAACTCCGGATTCTCGTTTACAAAACTGGTCAGGTAATCCTTCAACGGCGTTTCGCCGGCCTCGTTGCGGGCTACCAACCGCCCGTCCTCGGTCCGCACGATCCCGTCCTGCACCGCCTTGAATGCAAGATCGATCTTCGCTACTCCCAAACGCTGCAGCTCGGCGCGTACCGTCGAGCCCCGCTCCGCTTCTGCCGCTATCTTGCGGCTGTGCTTGTTCTCTTCCACCAGTTCGTTTAACCGGCGCTCCAGTTGCTCCCGGCGCTTTCGTTCTTCTTGTAACTCTGCCTTATGCGCCGGCTCGGTTTTCGCTTGCTCGTTGTTCACGAACTCCTGTACCGCCTGCCGTACTATCGCCTGTATGTCGATGCCTTCCATATACCTCCTATTACTCTGTCGCCCCGGGGACTGACAAGACTGGCATGAATTCCCGGCGCACCTTGCCGGAATTTCGCTGCCAGTCTTGTCTGTCCCCGGTTCCCTGTCTGTCCCCGCTTCCCGCTGCCAGTCCCGTCTGTCCCCGGCCGCCCCCGCTCTTATCCCGCCTCGATCTCGTCCGCCACCCGGTTCTTGACCTCCTGCCGCGCGTCGCACAAGTACTTGAAGGCCAGCTTCTTGAACACTTGCTTCTTCAGCGTCTCCGACGCGATCCCCAATTCCAGCAACTTCTTGGCGTCGTCCAGATCGCTGCCGAAATCCCCTATGTCGAATTCGTCCATCCCCGATACGTCGATCGTTACATCGTCCTGCCGCGCCATCGCGATCGCCCACAACACCTGCTTCATCGCGTCCTTGACCACGCCCCCGTACGCCCGCAGCACTTCCTGCGTCACCGCCGAGTCGATCTGCTTGCTCAATCCCGACGCCGCGATGTATCCGCCTCGTGCTTCCTCGGCCTGGTTCATCAGATAGCAAACACGGTAGATTTCGTCCTTTAACCGGACCAGGTTGTCCGCTGCTATCTGATAAACCTTGCCTTCCGGCTCCGTCCAACCGAACCGGTCGTCTTTGCCGAGTTGGATGAAGTAGCTCTCACCCATCACCTGGTTCCATTCCTTGTCCGAATAAATCACCGGACTTGCGAACAGTCCCATCGTCAACGCCCATGACAGCGCGTTGGACTTATTGAAGTGTTCTAGTTGCAGCAGTGCCGACTTATTCATCAGCCACAGCCCCTCCGACACTTTCATCTCGAATACCGGCACCCGGCGTTGCCCCGCTAACCCGTGCCGCCCCTCGTCCATCAGCTCGATCTTCTGCGCCTCGCCGACTTTGCGGTAAATTTGATAGTTTTCGCGGTCGTAGTAAATCCACCGCGTCTCCCTCTCGCACCTCGCGTCCGTTACCTTCGATTGCTGCAGGCACGACGTCCGGATCACCACCCATTCCAGTCCGCCCGTCTCGTCGTAGTTCCAGTTGATAACTTCATCCGCCGCGTATTCCGTCAGGTACGCCCGCGATCTCCCGCTCGCATCCTCTTCCGCCCGGGTCTGCGCCACCCCGCCCGCCTTCGGGAAATCCACTACTACGAAACTGCTCCCGCACACCATCACCTGCACAAAGCGCTGCCGGAAAAACTCCGATAAGGTCGTCCCCTTCAAGTCGCAGTTGCCCGCCAGCAGGCTATAGAAGTTCTTCGCCGCTCCGTCGCTGCCTTCGAACTGCAGCGTCGGTTCCCGCCGCATCAGTGTCGCCGCGTACCAGTCCACAATCGACCCTATGTAGTTCTCGTAGAACACCCGCCGCAGCCGCTCCTCGTACACCTGCCCCGGCTCCTTCTGACGCCGCACCAGGTACTCGCACGCATTCAGCCGCATCTGCTCCCCGCCTGCGTACAGATCCTTGTACTGCTTCCACATCGCCTTCCGCACGATGTAATCCGGATGCTCCCGGTTGATGTTTTCCATTCTCTCCACCTCTTAGTAACTGAGAAGCGGCTGGTACCGCTCCCCGATCTTCGTCGCCACCCGGCACTCCTGCCACAGCACATATCCCAACGCGTCCGACAAGTGCGTCCGCAACCGGTCCCGGTCTTTATCGATCTGCGCGCTGTCCGCCTTGAAGCACACCTGTTCCAGGTCCTTGATCAGTTCCCTGCACTGCGGGTCCACCAGCAACCCGATCTTCCCCGAGGCCGATTTCAACTGCCGGTTCGTCAGGTTGATTCGCTCCCGCACGCTCGGATTTGCCTTCGGCACCCGGTAGTCCACCTTCACTCCCGATTGCACTGCGAAATGCTCCCGGATCATGTCGTAATCCGTCGCCCCCGTTGTCTGCTGCTGGTTCCCTGCCGCGTCGCCGTATATCCACACCCCGGCCGCGTGCTGCGGAAACCGCTTCAGGAACTCCTCGCAAGCCGCCTTCGTCGTGCTGTGCCGGATCACGATTTCCCCCACCACCCGCACCTCTTCGCCCGCCCGCTGCAAGATCAACGAACTCATCGGATCTACGTTGAAGTCCAG